ATCCATTTCACGAAAGTGACCATTGACCCGGAATTCACAATCAGTGGATGCGTCGTCAATGGTTTGGCGACCGTCTACTGCCGGTGGGTCAACAAAGGGCCTTTCTTTAGTAAGGCGTGGACTGGAGTGACTTTGGCAAGCATGGACGTGCGGGCTGCCAGTGAAGGCTTCAACATGTTCGTAGACAATTCCGGTGCAGACCGGGCGCAGGATCGTTATCTGTACGTCGTTGGAAACACGGTTTCCTTCCGCACATCGTATGATGCGAACATTCCCGGGAACGTATGGCATGCCGGCAGCGTATCGTTTCCGGTGACGGCGGTTTAGGCAACGATATAGGTCATCGTCGTGGCGAAAAAGTCACCGCTCTGACTGCCGCCGCGATTGGCGTAGGTGAACGTCCCATCCGTTTTCAGCAGGAACTCTCGTTGGCTTTCTCCATCACGGCCGCTCCACGTTCCACGCACGTCTGCCACAGGACGCCACCCCTCCGAGATTATGCCAAAATTACCGCTACCCCATGATGCAGTGTTCGCGCTCTTCCAAGCCACGTTGATTTGAGCGACATTGCCGGTCTTAACGCCAGTCACCGTGCCATACTGGCTGGTGATAAGCGTCTGGGTTACGGAAAGCTATGACTGCTGCTTGAATGCCACCCAGTAAACGCGCACGGGTTGATGGTCATTCACCCACTCGTGATTATCCGCACGGCGAATACGGAAACGCAATCTGCTGTCGGTCATGTCCCAAAAGAACGCTTCGAAATACCGTCCCGCGGCATCCGTCATACCATTCGGGCACAGCTGGCACAATACGAGAACGCCATCGGTCGTTCGGAATGGGTTATCGGCCGTCACCATGCCGTTGCGGTCGGTGCCGGTACTAATCAATCCGCAATGGGGTACGGAATTCCACACCATCGGGCACCGGAATGATCCTCTGGAAGCATTGGACGATATCGGACGAGCCCACGCCTCCGATAATCGTCACCGACCCGTCAGTGTTCCACCTCGCCTGTTTGCCATACGCGGTGCCGTTCACGTTCGCGACGCACCCAAGACCGACCGTTCTGGAGGGCTTCACGCCCGCTTTGAACAGCCAGACAGTGTAATCGCCGACTTTCACAGTGCTCCGGAACGAAGACAGGTCCACGAAAATCAGACCGTCTTTGACCGTGATGGTGTTCGAAGCGCCATAAGCAAACGGAACGAACGATGAGGTGTCCTGCCATTGCAGTCGGCATGTCTGGGTTACGGAAAGCTATTCGGTCGGCCATACGCCTTGCCACAGGTAATGGTGGCCGACGGTCAACGTCCCGAACACGCTGATTCGCCCATCGGAATGAATCAGCATTGATGCAACGTCACCACCATGACTGACTGAAGTCATGATTGCGTCAAGTGATGATGGTCTGAATCCATTCGCAATGGTCTCATTAGCGGCCACATTGTAAAGATTCTTCACTGTGGATTGTGAGCTTGCGCTGACTGTCGCGATCACAAGCCCATTGCGTTTTTGCAATCGCAGGGCATTGCCAAAAAACGGGAAAGGCTGCCGTTCAAGGGTTACGGAAAGCTATTGCAGTGCCGTCCAACAGCCGTGCGCCGTGGAGTAAGCGGATCTCGGGTCGCCCAGCATCTGCACCGTCCCGTCACGCATGGCAAGCAGGCTGAAACCGCAGGATGGGAACGCGATGATGCTCTGATCGGCGAGCGGACGAAATGCTTCAGGGATGGTCTCACTCGCCGTCGCGTAGTTCTGTGTTCCACTGCCGGTGAACTTGACGTTGCCGTTGATCGTGACGATGCGTCCGACCCGACACAGAGTGAGGCTGTTATTCGTATACGGCGGTTTCCATTGC